AGGAGAGTGATATCATGGCTGAAGCAGTAAAAGTAGAAATTACTGATGATACAGGTAAAACCACAATTAGAAGCCAAAGTCCAGAACAAGCCAAAACAAAGGTAGATACTGCTCTTAATGATGCAGCCAAGAATAACGCTAAAAGAAGTAATGCTAGTGTTATTGCTAAAATGGTTGCAGCAAGAAGCGTATCTTATGCTACTTCAAATGTAGGCAAGTGGACTGGTAATAGTAGAAATCAAAATCTAGTTAATACAATTAAAACAGGTGTCACTTATGGTGTGACAGTTATGACTAATCCTGTGCTAGGTTTAACTACAATGGCTCTAGATTTTACTACTACACTATTTGATTATGCTTATGAAAATACAATGGATAGATATAGAGTAGAGCAGTATAACGCTCGAATTGGTGGAAAGGGTGGTTATAGAAAATGAATTACATTAAGTCAGTAAAAATCAAAGTTGACTATCCTAACACCAACACATTTTTAGACATTACAGATTATGTGATTTTAGAAACTGTTAGACTACAAGATAGAGATGATCTAGCGTTTGGTAGAGGTGGCTTTAAGTTTAAAGCTCCAATTAGTTTAGGATTAAATAAAAATATAGCTCCTTATTCATTGTGTGAATTTATACTACATGGAGATGATGGAAACGAAATTGTATTTCATTTTGTAATGTCATCTATAGCAACTTATTATATAACACAAAATGTTTGGATTCATGACTGCATACTAATGTCATTAGATAGTGTGCTAGAAACACTTATAGTTGGTGCAAAGACAATTTCATTTAGTAATAATGAAAATGACCTCGTATCACTTAATAAGATTCTAACAATAGTAAATAATAAGTATAATTCAGATATTCAAATATATGGAACATACTTAAATAATTATTCAAATGATTATTCGTTCCCAGTAGGAACTACATTATTTGATATCATTAAGGAATATATCCAAAAGAATGATATCACTTATACGATTTTGTTAAACGGTCTTACAAACAACCACATAGATGCAGCTTCAAGCGTGTTTGATTTAATTATTATATTTAGTGCTAATACTTATGATACATTAGATATACCAACTAATCTTATCGAGTATGAAGAATATAACCAAAATACTGATAACTATTGTAAGTATATTGAAACACTAGCAACTGATGTAATCGATAGAGATACACTTATGAAAGTTAAGAATCTAACACCTAGATCAACTAATAATGTTTTAGTAAGTGCAGATGAAGCAAAGCTGGTTTTACCAACTAAAGTTGAGAGTATAGAAAAGTTAGAACTTACAGCACCTATCAATAATAGAAATATTTATATTACAACTACTAATAATGCTTTTACAACTATTAAAAGAAAAATTACTACACCAACACTTACACATACTACTGAATCAGGATGGGAAGATGTTTGGGAGGGTAGTTTTAAAAATTTCATTAATAGCCACTTTTTCTTTAGATTTACAGTGACAGGTTATGAGGGAGATACTAATTATGACTGCACATATAATATATTCTATCGTATGTGGCAAACATTAAGCGAATATAACCTAACAACTATTAATGGAGATTCTGTAGATAGTGATAGCATTACATTAAAGGTTAAAGTTAAGTTTAATAACCTAGATATCCAAATGTATAAAGTAGAAAACGGAAACAACGTTCCTATTACAATTAATGCTGGTATGTTTGATTTTACTGATAAGCTACTAGAAGAAAATGTTTGGAATGGACTTGAAGTTAGAGAACAACCAAAGTTTTTAGTTTATAAGAGTGGAACAAATGTTATTTACAACATGAACGGAAGCTATAGACAAGATTTTTGGGGTGAAATAACTGGTATGGCGACAGGCAACTTTTTGGAAGAAAACAAAGAGGTTGCTTTTGTTGATTTAGTTCAACCAGTTGGACCACCTAATTATAGTGATATAGGTTGTATGTTCTATTTTAGAGTAAACCTATCTACAAACCCACTTGATTATTTGTATAACGTTGAGTGCTACGCTTTTACAAATCCATATTTAATAGATGCTAAAAATGGTGTGCCAAATAATGAGATACATTATAAGCCTATGGGTAGAACATACTCTATGGGAGATAGCAACGGCTTTGAAATTGATTTTAAATCCCTTACAAATGATATGGATAAACAAAATGAGATTTTAGGTCGTAGTGAACATATAGTAGAACTAAACACTACTAATATAAGCCTAGTTATGTCAAATAACTATAGACTACCAAGAGCAAAGGATAGCGTAAGGCTTGGTGGTATGGGTAATGAATATTGGTTTGTAGCTTCATTAGAGCATAGATTTAATAAGGGACATAATACAACACAATTAAACCTAGCAAAAAAGCAAACAAAGGTTGCAGATGCTATCGGTGTTGATTATCAATATAATCCAACTATTCTTCCACTAAATAATATCATTGATAGACCATTATTCTATGAGCTAGATAGTGAAACATTATACGACTGGTTATATGAAAATTCATGGGATGATACAAACAATGATACATTTGTGGTTATCTCATTTAATGGCACATTATTGAGTAAAAGATATGCTAAAAGACCAGTTGTGCAAATGACAGACACTTACGCTATATTGTATGTTGAAGCTATGGATAATGTTGTTTTTGATTATGCAGTCGGAAGTGAAGATACAAATCTCGGAATATATCCACTTGATCCTAATAAGTATGTTGATAGTTCAGGACAATGTGATTCCGTTTCGGTTGATATAGAGTGTATAAATCAAAGATTATCATTATCAGAATCAAAGGAACTGCCTAATGCGAATGTTTTATTTGCAAAAATAGTAGCGACATATACGGCAGCTTCAAATGAATATATTTATAAAGACCAAAGAGAAAAATTAACTTTCACAATTAAAATTAATAAAAACTAAAAGGAGGAATTTTATAGTGAAGATACTATTAAATTTAACTAGTTCAAAAGTTAGCTTTGAATATATGGAAACAACACCATTTATTCAGGGTGTAGATACTAGAAATGCTATTTATGTGTATAGAGAGTCTGGAGCTACACCAGCATTAACAAATCTATCTATATCATACCAAGTGCAGTCAGGAAGATACACTTTGCCTATAGGAAATACAAGTGCGCAACCTGAAACTATAGGTGGTGTGTTATATAACAGATGGAAATTTAATGTGCCACTTGCTGCAACTGCTATAGCTGGTAATATTATGGCTTGTTTAGTTGTTGTGACTGCAACAGGACATTATAAGTTAAATATCCTAAATAACGTATTAAATTCTAGTGAATTTGATGCTTTCCAAAGTGGATTAGAGGGTGCAGCAGAAACATACGGACAAGTTATGGAATCATATAACTCTGCACAAACTATACAAGACCAAAGAATTACTGCAGTAGAAAATGCTTCTGGTGTTGATAATACAAAAATCGAATTATTAAATACAGAGGTTTTTGGCAATTCAACAGGAACAACAACTGAAGATGGTTTAAAGTATATTGTTAGAACAGACCACGAGGGAAGAATTGATGCTTTAGAGGGCTTAAACGCTGGTAGTAGATTAACTGCATTAGAAAACCATGAAATAGGTTATGTCAAAGCTGTTCACTCAAGTGGAACTTTCGGTGTAGATCAATTAGCAAATATACAAAAGAAACAATGTATATTAAGTTATGAATACAAACTTTATTTTAAGAGTTATGAAACAACATCGACTGTATATTTTGATAACTACGAAATTGTTGTAGGAAGTAATGGAACTGAAACATTAACAAGAAGCCGTTGTGTTGTATCATTAAGCACAGGTAATTTTACATTTACAACAGCAACTAAAAACTTATTAACTAGTTCAAATATAGTTGATAACTTTACAACTGATTCTAATAAGTATGCTTTAAGTGCTGCTAAAGGTAAATACTTAAATGATGAACTAGAAACACTAAAAGAATACATTTATCAGGGAAGCCAAGATGGTGTAATTGATAGATTAAAAGAGGTTTTAGATTTCCTAGCTGGTGAATCTGAAAGCACTACATTATTAAACCTATTAAATGCAAAGGCTGATAAGACTACAACTTATACTAAAACTGAAGTAAATGGTTTACTAGATAATAAAGCTAATGCTAGTGATGTATATACTAAAGCCCAAGTTGATGTTCTAGTTGAAAATAAAGCCGACAAATCAACTACATATACAAAATCTCAAGTTGATGCTATGGTTAATGCAAAGGCTAACTCTAGCGATGTTTATACTAAATCAGAAGTATATACAAAGGCACAGGTTGATGATATTGTAAACGATATAACAGTCGGAAGTGGTTATGAAATGCCATATAATCGTATGGTCGCTATATTCAATGATGCCTATTCAAATGATCCAGTAGTGACAGCACTTAACACATTAAATGGTGAGGTGATATAATGGGATCATTAGTTTTAGATAAAATCAATTTTGCAGAAGCAAAGAAATTAGAGATAGCACAAAAATTAGGCTTAACAGGTAATCCTACTTGGAATCAAATTATAAGTGCTATAAATAATTTAAGTTCAAGTTATGAAACTGCTGATGCACAACATAGACTTGAAATGGGAAAGGATATTCAAATCGCTTGGTCTGATTATTCAAATTTTATTAACCCTCCATTGGCTAATAACGATACAATAGACAGAATTTGCTATGTAGCTGATAGAACATTTTATATATGTAGAGACCTCGGTGTAATTAAATACTATGAATTAATTAATTTTGCGTGGGTAAGAAAGGATAATTGGAATAGCAACGCTCCTAGTTATGCTGGAGCTTATGGAACTTGGTTAGATGGTGATGGGGTTTTACATTTTGGTAAAACAAGCGTATATAATCCTGAAACTGATAATTGGGATGCAGTAAGTGATATTGGTGGATATGATGGCATTAATTGGGGTGCTTGTTTCCCAAGATGTTTCTGGAATGATTACAATGGAAATACACACTATGATTATCTAAGTCACCATTATGTATATGACAAAGCTACAAAAACATGGTCTCAAAAAACAGAAGCTATAGTTAGTGTAGGTGATAAAGTTTGGACAGATGGAACAACCATTTATTATTCTGATAGCAGTAATCAATATTATTTAGATAGAGATACTAATACTTGGTTAGAAAAGACTTGGTCTAGCTCTAGTGCCATTTCTAATTTTAATGGTCATAATGTTTTTTATATGCCTGAATATAGCATAAAAACATACGATGAACAAAGCCAAATACCTTTTTTATATAACTATTCTGGAGGAACTGCATCATATTATAAATTTGATACTACTTTGGGATATTGGGTAAAATATAAATTTAAGGGTGCTACAAGTTCTGGAGATCTTTTAAAAGTATGGTATTACAAAAGAGAAAATGTAGTGGTTATGTATACTAATGGCACAAATCTTCTAAAATGGCTGCCTACTAATAATAATTGGGAAGCTATAGAATCAAGTAAAAACGCTACATTAAAATATCTAATGGAAAACTAAAGGAGGTAAAAGAATAAATGCAAAACAACGAAAATTATAGTGGTTTTGACCTAACAATGTATAATCTATTCACTTTGTTAAGAGAAATGTATTATACAAGAGGCGAAACAGAAACTAATTTTTTACAAAAAAGTGGTGGTGTATTAAGTGGCTCACTAACAATACAGGGCAACCTAGTTATTAACGGACAAAGTTATAGTATTGACACCGAGAATTTAAAGGTTGGGGATTACACAATAACCCTAGCCAAAGATAATGAACAAACCCTAACAAGTATGGTCGGAATGGTTGTGCCTAAATATGATGGCACAAATTATGGCTTCTTTGGTTGGGATGCCGATGGCTACGCATACGTTGGCGATTTAACAAACTATGATGGAACAAGTGCGATTACACTTGCTAATAATTCTAGTTTACAAAGAATATCAACAATAGATACAACAAATACAGTAGTAGCTTCAAATGGTGTAATTTATGTTTATGATGCCACAAGCCATTGCTTTAAGAAGCCAACAAACGATAATAAGTATTATGTAATTAGAAATGGTGCTTTTGTTGAAACTGAACTATTTACAGAGCAAAAGAGTAAAAATATAGATAACGCTTTATACAACATAGGAGCATTTGATAGTGCTGATGGCAAGACAAGACAAACTGGATATGTAAGTGGTAGTAAATATACAAGCACATCAACAACACAAAGTGGTAGATTAGTTTATTGGTATGAAAATGACATAACAAATGGCGTTTATACTGATGTTAAAAATAATTTAGGTTATGAATTAAAAGCAACTAATGATTGGTGGTCTACTACACTTGATACAACAAAAGGTTATATAACATATTATAGCAACGGCAACGTTTTATTGGTTATACCACCAGTTGGTGTAGTGCCTAGTGATGATTTACAGATTCAATACAAACTAGCAACATCATACACCGAGCAAGTAATCGAAAATCAACCACTATTAAACCTAGACCAAAAAGGTTGTAATTTCTTACGAGAAGAGTGGGAAAAAGGCTTGAATTTGTTTGATTTTATAACTGCAAATCCAAACTATGCTAGAAATGGGGTTATTAGTGGCTCTGATAATATTAATAATAATGGAACTATAACTATTGGTGTAGATGCAAGTGGTGGTTATGGTAAAGGCTTTAAAATACAAGTAAAGGCAAATACAACTTATACATTGTCTTTTGATAAAAGTTCAACTGATAGTTTATATGTAGAGGCTTTTCAAAATAATACAAGCATACAATTAAATAGTTTTGGAACAAGTGGTAGGGTATCGTTTACTTTTACAACTAATAACTCTAGTGATTTTGTTGTTATTGGTTTTTCAACAACTGGTAGTGCAGTTGGAACTTTAACCATTTCCAACATTATGCTCAACGAAGGCACACACCCATACCCATACCAAGAGTATAAAGGTGCTATTGTTAGAGAGAAAGATATTGAGCCTGTGCTTCTTTGGGAAAATAGTAGCCCTAATAGTGCTATGGCTAGTGGTGGAATTACTACAGGCGATATGAGTAAATACAAGTATATAGAAATTGTTTACAAGTATTCAGCAACAAGTGCCTATTCTAAATGTGTTTTCAAAGCAGTTTATGAGGCTTCTACAACTTTCTTTATATCAAGTGCTAACGCTCAACAATATGGAGAATTAATTGTTAGTAGAGGTTTTACATTTACTAATTCAACAACGTTAACTGCTGACAAAGGAACTAAAATCTCTATTGGCTCATCATCTCCTGCTGATGATAATAACAAAATCGTCCCAGTAGCAATCTATGGCACAAACGTATTATAGGAGGTCTTTATGATAAAAAATACTGCAAAAAAAGGGTTTATTCTTGTTTATACTGATGAGGAAAACCAAGTAGCCGTAAATCCTAGCGACCTACTTGTTTATGTTGGAACTGTCATTGAGCAAGAAGATGAAATCACAGGAAAGAAATTTAAGAAAGTTGGAACAGGAACACCAAAGAAATTAGGTGTTATGCTTTCTGACCTTATTGATGATAATGAAAAACTAAATAAGGAACTTAACGAAATGAAGATTAATTATCGTAAATCAACTAAACTACTTATTGATATTTGCGATATTTTAGTAAACAATTCAGTTATTAATAATTTAGATATTAAATCAATTAAAAATTCTATTAACGAAAACAATGAGGAGGGTAAATAGAACTTATGAAAACAAAGAACATTGTTAAAATCTTTTTAGGGGTATTTATTACCTCTTTTATTTTTGTATTATCTTTTATGTTTGTTGGTGTAGCTCATGCCGAAGAGGTAGCAACTGCTACTGCAACTGCAACAACACAAACTACTGAACAAGCTGTAGAACAAACAAAGACAACTATTCAAACTGCTATCGATTTCTTAAAAAATCTTAAAGCTGAAGATGTTAAGGGTTGGATAGTCGCAATATTTGTTAAATTTGGTCTAGATACAGGTATTCTTTTAACATTAGCAATAGCTCTTGTTAGAACTAAATTATCTAATGTTAGCAACTCTAAAATGTATCAAGAACTAGAAGCTAAACTTACTGCTGAACACCAAAAGGAAATGAAAGAACTAATCCAAGAGTTTGACAATAAGTTAGAGGAAGTAAACAACAACGTGACTGATTCTATTAGACAACTTGATGAAGAAAAAAGAAAAGAAGCTGAAAGTGATATTGCAGTTTTAAAAGATAAATTAGCTCAATTAAAAACTGATGTAGAAAAGTAATAAAAGGGTGGTGTTAATATGTTTTTTAAGGATATTGACACTTGGGAACAAAGCAAGTTAAGGGTAATGACAATTATCTTTAACTTGTTATACCTTTTATGTTCCCTAGTTATACCCATTATAATTGTCGGTTGTAGATACCAAATATTCCATAGTGTGTCTAGTGTTCGTTTAACTGGTTGGGGTTGGATATGTGCTATTGTGGTTGCTGTTGTTGGTATTAGAACTCTATCTAGAGTTATCAAGAAGCTACCTGATTCAACACATAAAGAGCAAATGCTTAAATACTCTATTTTAGGCATTAAAGCACTAGTTATTCCTGTTCTGCTATTAATTGCTATGCGATTATTAAAAAACGATTTTGACCTAGCTTATAACACATTATGGTGGTGCTTGATTTCATACTCTTGTGCTATTGTTATTGACTATACTTGCATTAAGTATTTAGACAAAGAAATAGCATTGAGAAAAACTGCAAAAGAAAAAATCGAAGTAGACAAGAGAGTAGAACTACTTAAAAAATAAAAAAGGACTGATAGAACTTGCAAGATAAGGTAAAAAATAGAAAAAGAATTTTATATACCACATTAGAGGTTGTAGTTATTTTAATAATGACTATGGTCGGTAATATGTGGGACTGGGTTAATATGCAATTTAGACCTGACCTTATAGGAACAAGTGCTTTCTGGGAAGATACAATAGTTAAGGCTACTTTATATTCAGGTAGCCTTATACTTGCTATCCTTTTAAAGTTATCTAAACTAGAGCTAAACGATTTAAGATATGATGATCTATTAGCCAAGTATAGAAACAAACTAGATTTAAAAGAAAACAACCCTGAATCATTTGATACTTATTTGGAAAGAGATTTAAACCCAAGAATTAAGAAAGAATATATTAAAACTAAATTAGAACGTAAATTATATAGATTACAAAAACACGAGCGTGATAGTTGGGCTATGGACTATTTCAAAGCCAAAGATACAGGTGAACTTGAAAACTATAATTTCAGCTCTAAACTATCAAAGAAACATTTTATTAAGAGAACTAGAATTGAAGCTATGCTTGATAAGGACTTTATAGAAGCACATTGGATGAATATGTCAGTAAAGTGTCCTCGCATATCTTCTGCACAATTTGGATATTACCTAGAAATAGGAAGAAATAAAGATGAACGTTATAAGTTAAATAACGAAGTTGTAAAGGATGTTGTTAAACAGGGTGCTTTAAAGATAGCAACTGTTTTCTTAATTTCAATATGCTTTACAATTATGGCTTTATCGCCACAAACAAACGAACTACTAGAACAGGCAAACGGATGGATAGTATTAATAATTCAATACATAATCAGAGTAATCATGATTTGTTTATCGTTTGCAACTGGTATATTTACTGCCAAGAATACTTTTAATGATAACTATCTATTACCACTTACAAATAGAATTGATATATTGGATCAGTTTAAGAATTGGCTTGAAACTAATCCGTTAAAGGTTAAGGGTATTACACAAGTAAAGCACGAGGTAGAAGAAGAACTAAAGGTTAAGTATGAAAAAGAACTTGCCGAAAAATTAGATAAGGCTAAAAAGGAAATCCAAGAACAAGCAATTAAACTTGTAGAGGACTTTCAGAAAAGCCAAGATAAAGATAACAAATTAGGGGTAGCTTAACGGCTACCTCTTTTTTTATTATATAAATATTACTACTATTAATGATATTATTATCCATAAAAAATATAGTAAAGTGGTGAAAAAATCACAATTTTTAGCAAAAATATGCCAAAAAGTATGCCACGAAATTTGAATAAAAAGAAAAAATGGCTTAACTATGCCATTTATTGTTATAGTGGGGCGCATGACAAGATTCGTAAGGCTTAATTCCGTTATCTTTTAATATCTTTTAAAATGGCTTATTTCAAGCCCTTTTTTAGTGTATAAAATATACACTTGGTTTATTTCGTTCCTTTAAATCCCTTTATTTCCCTAGTAAAGTATGCCAAAAGTATGCCACAGACTACTTATTATTTAATATATTAAGAACTTGCTTTTCATCATCTTTAAATAGATGCCAATATACGTTCATAGTTGTAGAAGCATTAGCATGACCTAGTCTTTTACTTACTACCTTAATCGGTATACCTGCTTTAATCAGGTTTGTAGCGTGGCTATGTCTAAATCCATATAGAACTATTGGATGCAGATTAGTTAGTTTAATGTGTTTTTCAAGATATCTATTAAGTGTTGTTTCTCTTAATGCCTTTTCTTTTCCAAATATAAAATCACTTGGATCATATTCCTTTGTGTAATCTTTCAGAAGAACTATAATCTCGTGTGGCATAAGAACTTTACGATTTGAGTTTGGATTCTTTGGTGGTAGCAAGATATCTTTGTTTCCATCTTTTGAATTTATAGTTTTATTTACGATTAAGTAATCATCCTGTATGTCCTTAACTTGTAAGGCTCTGAACTCGTTTGGGCGCATACCTGTGTTTGAGTAAGCGTAGAAGTAGAGCCAATACATATATTCAGTATCTATGGACTTATCGAAAGTATCTAAAAATGTGTTTATTTCATCAAACGACCATACAGCTCGTTCATTGTTTTCTATCCTTTGAATTTTAACTGATTCTAATTCATCAAGTAAATCATTGTTAGTGATAATATTTTTCTTAATTCCTAATTCTATCATTTTACGCATTAAACAAATTATAGAATTAGTGAATCTTTGATTAAAGCCTTTTTTAACGATTTTTTTCTTCCAATTGTATAAATCTCTATCAGTTATAGAAAAACAAAAAATAGAGCAAAAATAAGGCTCTATATGGCTTCTATATATTCTATTATATATATTAATTGTAGAACTTTTGACTTTTGAATTTTGATACTCTTTGAATAGTTCAAATAAATCATTAATAGTTATCTTTTTATAGGCATTGGGATTTCCTATTTCTTCAAGTGCTTTTAACTCTGCGTAGGTTGCTTCAGCTTTAGTGTTGAAGCCTCTTTTTTTTCGTGTTATGGTTTTACCATTTACTACCTTTTTAAATGAATAATAAAATGTATTTCGTTCCTTATCCTTATATACTGGCATTAATCTACCAAACACACAAAATATTCATAAGTGCAATTAAAATACTTTAAACACTTGCTTATTGTATCTGGACTTATATTAACATTGTTTTCTTCATTTAATAAGGCTATGGCTTCATCTAGTGGTATGTCTAGTGTAGCTGCGAACTCTTTAGCAGTTTTAATTCCTTTAAGCATAGCCAATTCTAATGCTCTATTTTTCATTTACTTTCAACCTCTTTTTTACTCTTTAAAAATTCAATATAACTATTAACCTTTTGGAAATCATCAGCAGTAAATCCTTTTGTTAGATCAAGTAATTCGTGTTGCAATTCGGTTATTGTTCCATCATTATCTAAAACCTGAATATGAATAGCTTTAGGTGTGTCGGTATATCCTAGTAGATAGTCAGTAGTGCAACCATAATAATCTGCTAATTTTTTTAACGTTTCACTTGTGCATGTATGTTCTCCACGTTCTACTGAAGCAAGATTTGAATAGCTTATTCCTAATTCTTCATTTACTTGTCTTAAAGTTTTACGCTTTTCTTTTCTTAACTCTCTTAATTTATCACCTAATGTCATATATACCTCCTTTCATTATAATTATAATTTAGTTGTGAAAAAAACACAAAATAGTGTTAAAAATAGTCAAATAAGTGTTGACAAACGCACAAAGTAGCTATATAATCATAGTAGGTTGTGCGATATAAAGCACAAAATTAGGAGGAAGAATTATGATAACTGCAAAAGAGTTAAAAGTAGGAGATGTGCTTATGGGTAAGCATACAGGAGATTTACTTGTTAAAGGGTTTACAGAAGAAGAATCAATTAACGGAAAATCAATACACGTTATTTTAGAGGATATCAATTACAACAAAGGTGCTGTATATTTTGCGCCATTACAAAGAATAATGCACAGTTGTTATGATGTTGTAAGAGGTCACGAATTTTATCCGTATAAGGAGGACTAGATTATGCAATATAGATTAATAGGAATTGATAGAAGAACAGGTGAGAGTATTTCAGATGATTTAGGATGGATGTCATTAAACGACTTTATATTTATTAGTTTGCAATGGGCTATATTCCAAGAAGTTGCAGACAATATAAGAGTTGAATTAAAAGGAGATGAAGAATAATGAGCTACCAAGTAATTAAGTATATGAAACTTAATGGAATTATCCAATGCGAAACAAGTAAGGGCATTAGATATTTAGATATTGAAACTAAAAAGATTTATACTGAAGAGCAGTTAATCAAACTTGCTGAAAGGGGTGAGAACATTGAATAAGGTAAAAGGCTATAGAACTATGTTAGGCATGACACAAGAGGAAATGGCAAAAGAACTTGGTGTATCAATTAACACTTATGCAGCTTACGAAAGAGAGCCAAGCAAAATGAATATTGATACAGCTAAAAAGTTTGTAGAAGTTATCAATAAGGTTGATAACACAATTACACTAAACGATGTTTTTTTTAAATAATTTGTGCGTTTTATAGCACAACAGGAGGAAGCAAAATGAAAAAAGAAACAGTAGATCAATTAATTAAAGCAACAAGCGATTATCTTGAAGTAAAAGCTGCTCACGATAGACTTAACAAAGAAATAGAAGAGTTAAAAGAGCAAATCAGAAAGGATATGCTTGAACTTGGAATTGTTGTTGAACACAAATAAGAGGTGCTATATGGAACAAATGTATTTAAGCAATAAGGACATTATGGCACTTGTCCCATGTGGTAAGAATAAGGCTTCTGAAATTCGTAAAATTGCGATTTTAGAGTATAACGGATTAAATCCTTTACTACCTAGAAAAGTGAAAAAAGAAGCTGTCCTAAAGGTATTAGAAAGGATGGCTAAATTATGAGTAAAGAACTGACACCTAGACAATGGGAACTATATAACTTTTTAAAGAATAACTATGATGATGAAACATATATTTCTAAAAGTGAAATTGTGAAGTATGTATCAGGTTATGAAATTAAAGATGGAGAAACGAGATTCTGTAGAGATATAGAATTTGATATTCACGATATCAATAACAATGAAATTATACAAAAGATTATCGTTAGTAATCATAAAGGCTATAAGATAGGAAATCCAAAGCAAGTGCATGATTACTTATGGTCGAGAGAGATAGCAGCAAAGCAAAGCCTAATCTTAACTTATAAAATGAGAAGAAAAGCCGAGCTGAATAATCAGTATCGTTTAAAATTCGGTAAATCAGAACGTAATGTAATTGAAGCATATTTAAAAAAAGAAGAAAAGGAGATTATGAATAATGATAACGAGAGTAAGGATAATTAATTTTAGAAATATAAGACAAGCCGAATATGAGCTTGACAAAACAACTATTATTTCAGGTAAAAACAATTTAGGTAAATCAAACACACTTAATGCAATTAACTGGCTAATAACTAATAAGCTACTTACTGATAAATATGGTGAGGGTGAAAGTGATATCCAAAGCATAGTGCCAAACAAACATAAAAAGGGAGAACATACAGAGGTTAGTATTTGGCTAGATTCTGGAACTAAATACACAAAGGTTTTAAAGCGTGGTTATGATAGAGAAACAGGAAAAGTCAATAAGCACGATACTGAATACTTAATCAATGATGCCAAGTGTTCAACACAAAAGGAATTTTATGAAACACTATATCAACAAATGCAATTTATACCTGTATTCACAAAATTAAAGGTGGATGAATCAAGACTATTTACTGATCCATTATATGCACTATTAAAACTAGATTACAAAGAGTTAAGAGCTTTACTAGTTGCTATGGGTTGCACAGTTGATAATGAGGAACTATACAAAGATGGATTTGAGGACTTTAGAAAGTATGAAATTCAGTATTTAGGTAAATGGGATGTAATGAGGAAAAATTTACAAACGCAAAAGAAATCTTTAGAAAGTGAAATAAATTCTTTAGAATCTCAAATTAAAATGTTTAGTGGTGTTGAGGAATACAACTATAGCAATTTAGATAAATTGCAAAATGAAAAAACTGAACTAATTTTAAAGAGAAATGAGCTTAATACGAAAGGTTGTTCAGAGATTATCCAGAGCCTAGAAAATGAAATCAGTAAACTAGGTTTAGAACTTGAACAAAAGCGTAATTCAAAGAAACTCGAAATTTCGGCTAAAATTAACGATTTAACATTGGAACGTAAAACTATAAGGGACAATGTGGAAAACGAAAAAATAAAGGCTTCTAGTAGTGTTATAGAGCAAATTAACAAAGAAAAGACAAAACAATTTGAGATTAGAGAGAAATTAGCTAATAGAAAACTAGAAAAAACCAATACTGAATTTGCTATCAAAAATATGCAGGTTGAACTTGAACAAAAGAACGATAAGAAAAACCATCTTGCTACTGAACTTGGAGAAATCCTAAATGCCAAGCATGAGGAATTTATATGTCCTATTTGTGGTAGTCCTATCGATATCTCAAAGGAAAATACTGAAAAGCAAATATCAGTTATAAGCTACGATATACAACAACTAGAAAATGACATAGACAATTTAGAAACTAATATAAATGCTAAAAAGCAAGATTTAGAACTACATAATGCAGCTATCGAAGAATACACACTAGTTATTGAAGAACATCAAACAAAAATTGATAAGTTAGATTTCCAAGTTAAATCTATTCAAAATTCATTTAGTGTGGATGATAAGCTAGACAGTTTAAACTCTGAAATTAGAGAGCTTGAAAACGATAGATTAAACATTGATGCAAAATTCTTTGAAAGTGAAAATGCCAAGATCAATGAGTTAATTGAGAAGAAGAATAACACACTTGCAGAAAATCAAAAAGTGATTAATCAGGAACTAGAAAACCTTAATAATGAAATCTACAAGTTAGATGGACTAATTAAGGATGAACACATCAAGTCAAATGATTATGAGCGTAAGTGTGAACTTGAAAAAACATTAGATGTAGTAATACACCAAGCAAATGACAATGACCACTTACTAGCAAGATTAAATCAATTTATACAAGCTATGATTAAGGCTATTAATGATAAGGCATATAAGATAACTGGATTTAACTTTGTAATGTTAGAAGAAAACCTAACAAACAATGGTATTACAGAATGTTGCTACATAGTGGATGATGATGGAATCCCATTTAAAGATATCAATACAGCTCGAAAAACTGAAATGGGAATTAAGTTTATAGAGATGTGTAAAAAAGTTGCAATAGGTTTAGGAGGACTAAACAACACATTACCAATTCTAGTAGATAGATTTGAGGGAATTGATGATGTAAACAAGATAGCCAAATTAACTGATAACCAACTAATCTGCACAAGAGTTAGTATGGATGAAAAATTAACAATTATAAAGGGGTAAAAAATGATGGGAAAGAACGAAATCAAATTTACTGAAACAGGTGAGGTAGATTCAATTAAATTAGATGGTTGGTCATCTCACGAATTAAAAATTACTGGTTATTGCCAAGTAGATGAAAATTATTGGGTAATAGAACTTAATGGCAGCTATTATCTAACAAAGAAAGTGCCATTTAACGAAATCGAATTATCATAGGAGGAACAAAAAAAATGGAAAACAATAATTTATTTAACCCAGCTTCAGAAGCACAAATTAATTACCTAAAGAGATTAGGTTATACAGGAAACACAGAGGGAATGACTAGCTCCGAGTGTTCAACATTAATTCAACAATTAGTAAAGGCACAAAGTGAAGATGCAACAAAGACAAATACTAAAAAGGAAACACCAAAGCCTACAACAACAATGGCAGCAAGTGGAACAGTAAATGCTATCGTAGAAAAGAATATTAGTGATAAGGTAATAAACCAAATTTCAAATTTAGTTGATAATCAAGGTTTAGTATTACCAAAGAACTATAATCCTACAAATGCTTTAAAGAGTGCCTACTTAAAGTTGGCAGAAAACAACTTATTAAATACTGACCAAACAGCACTAGCTGAAGCATTACTTAATATGTGTATTCAAGGTTTAAATCCTGCAAAGAATCAATGCTACTTTATCAATTATGGTGGTAAGGTCAATATGATGCGTTCATACTTTGGAGATAGAACTGTTGCAATTAACACAGGTTTAGTTAAGGATGTTCAAGCTAACGTTATCTATGAGGGTGATGAGGTAAATGTATTCTATGAAAATGACTACATTAAAATTGAACACAAGACTAATTGGGAAAACCTTTCAAATCCAATTAAGGGTGCGTATGCCTTTGCAATATTACCTGATGGCTCTAAACGTTATGACATTATGACTATCGATAGAATTAAGAAATCATGGTCTATGAGTAAAAATCAAACTAACAACAAATTACAAACACAATTCAATGATGATGCTTGTAAGAGAACTGTTATAAGACACTTGGTTAAAATGATTTTTAACGAAACAGGAGATAGTGAAGCAGTAGTAGAATCTTACAACAAAACAACTGCTGATGAATATGACAATAGCAAAGAATATGAACACAATAACAATAAAGAGGTTATTGATATTCAAGTTGAAAAGACAGGAAAAAAGAGCCTATACGAAGATAGTGAGGTAATGGAGGATGACACAATTTAAGTGTTTAGCAACTGGAAGCTCTGGCAACTGCTACCTATTAGATTTAGGTGGTGGTTGCATCATCCTAGATGCAGGTATAACTATTAAAAAGATTTTAGATAATATTAATTTTAATGATGTGATATTTGCTTGTATATCTCATAGTCATAACGACCATAAAGCAAGTATGCCTGATTTATTAAGAAAGCATATCCAAATCTTTTATGGTGGCTCTAACACTAAACCAAAATTTAGCAATTGCAAAGGGCATAAGATAATTCAAATGCCAATTGAACATGGTGAGTGTATAAACAATGCTTTTATCATCAAGTATGAAAATGAGTGTGTATTATACGCTACGGACTTTACATTATGCGAATATGATTTATCTGAATTTAAATTCACAAGAGTTATAGTAGAGTGTAATTTTTGCGAGGATCTAATTCCAACTGAAATGGACTTAAAGACTAAAAGACAAATCAACACACACATGAGCTTAAATGGTTTAAAGATATTTCTAGATAGTTTAAATTTATCAACTTGTAAGGAAATAGACCTTATACATAAATCTAACCAATATGGAAATGCAGTTGTAATGGGAGCTACCATTTATTCAAAATATAAAATCAGAACTGGTGTATGCAAACAGTTTGGAGGTGTTGCATATTATGGCTGAAAATAAAAAATCATTCATTATCTATACGAGTTGGAAGATTTGGTTAGATGGTTTATCAAATGAACAAAAAGGTATTTGGTTAAATTGGATGATGGATTATTGTAATGATACTTATCCAGAATACCCAAAAGACCAAGCAGTAAAAATAGCTTGTATGATGGCACAAGACCAATTGAAGCGTGATTTAAAGAAATATGAAGAACGCAAAGAACGTATGGCTGCTGCTAGAAATCAAAATCCAAATAACAATAAAGAGATAGAAAACAATTCAAAACAAACTAATAATAGACAAATATTTGACAATAATCAGTTAGATATCAGTAGTGTTAATGATAATGTTAATGTTAATGATAATGTATTATCTAAAGATAATAATAAAGAAAATAACACTACTAATAATAGTAGTGTAAAAGAAAAGCCGACTACAAGTCGTTTTTACCCACCCACTTTGGATGAAATTAAGGCTTATTGTAATGAAAGAAACAACCTAGTTGATCCAGACAGGTTTTACGATTTCTATTCTGCTAAAGGTTGGATGGTAGGTAAAAATAAAATGAAAGACTGGAAAGCTGCAGTTAGAACTTGGGAAAAGGAAGCAGGTTTTAAACAAAAAGAAAATAATTCTTTCCAAGAATTAGGGGAATCCGATGAAGAATACAAAAGAAGAATAAATGGAGGGTTTAATGAAATATGATAACTATACCTGTATGGATGTTTATCATTGGTATTGTATGCACTGCATTTATTCTGATGATGATTCTATGTTTAGTCTTACTATGGTTTATAGGATTAAAGGTTTAAATAGCATATAAAAAATACTAGGTAATTTTATATAGATTAGTCCAGCTCATGACTTTATAACCGAGCATTATTAAAACAAAAATGTATTTATACTTGTATTAATAAAATGTGGAACTTTTGACTTAATTAGGTTAGATTAGATAATCCTAGTTTATCTAATTTATAGAGAGGTAGAATTATGAGGCAATGTAAAAGATGTAAGAAATGGAAAGATGAATCCCAATTCTATCTTAAAGGTCATTATGTAAACGGCAGATACTACACCAATTATTCAGGTAAGTGTAAGATTTGCGAGTGTGAAGTAAGAAAGTTGATACGAATGGGATTAATAAAAACTGAAAAAAGGAAAAAGGAAAAAGATAAATATATGAACTGGGACAACAAATTAGGTGGCTTAACAATTTCAGATACACAATATCTTGATAAGAAAAGAGATACACCAAGAGAAAGAGAATATGTGCATCCTGATTTATGGGTGGTTAGAAATTTAAGGAATTATGGCAACTGTTATATCAATACAAAAAACAAACACGATCTAGATTTCATAGAACAACAGCTTGGTTGTAAGGTTAGATTAAGGAATAACGGAATTTTAGAGGTAGTTAAAAATGTTTAGAAGACACGAGTATTATGTGAATGTAGAGTTTTCATCACTAGAACAAATGCACATTGTTAAATGGGTATTAGGTGATGCAATAAAAAAGCTCCAATTAGACCAGAACGCTAACAAAAACGAGCTAATGGATTTAGAACTAATCTATCAGCAGTTAGAATCCCTAATTTACAACTATAAGGAGGACAAATCAAATGAAAGTTAGATATGGTGATTTAATCTTTGATAGTGATTTAGAGGTTGAATATTATAAGCATTTAATGAGTGATAGCAAAGTTTTAGCTTTTAGATATCATCCTAAAATACCAATTAAGATTACAAGGAACAATTCTTATACACCTGATTTTATAGTTAGGTATGCCGATAGAATTGAGATAGTAGAATGTAAGGGCTACAACCCATATTCAAAAATGAAAGATGACATGATTCATCAAGTAATGTTAGCAAAGTTAGAAAGTGAACTAATTGATTATGTAGTAGCAAATGGCTTTGTATGGGATGAACACAAAGTAGTATATCGTAAGATTAAATACTTAAAGGCTTATGGCTTTGTTGACTGGGATTTCAAGAATCCAAATACAATAGCTAACAAGCGTAAAGAAAAAATCAATGAATTAAGCTCTGAATTAAAAGAGTTAAGACAATTCAAAAAAGATACAATAAGATATTTCAGCTTACACAATAAATCTAAATTGACACCAAATCAAAAAGAGTTTATAGCTAAATATCTAAATCAGTTTTATAGGGATGAATAAGTTATGGAAGTAAATGTAATTTATAACGAGGACTGCTATGAAGGAATAAAAAAGATACCAGACAAAAGTATAGATTTAATTGTGACAGATCCTCCGTATTCATTTGGAACTGGTGGTGTTGGAACTGGAATATTTAAGTATCGTGATTCATTAAAAAATGCTTATGCAGAAATAAGAGATAACAACTTGGATAAGAGTATAGATTTAAAAATTTTAGATGAATATGTCAGAGTAATGAAAAAAATAAATATCTATTTGTGGTGTAATAAAGAGCAAATATATGATTATTTAACTTACTTTACTAAAAATCATAAATGCAATTTTGAAATACTTATATGGAGCAAAGTAAATGTTCCACCATTTACAAACGGACATTATTTGAAAGACAAAGAGTATTGCTTATTTTTCTGGGAGCAAGGAGTCAAATTAAATGGAAATTACGACACTTTAAAAACAGTATATGTTGGAACTGTTAATATAAAAGATAAAAATGATTTTTCACACCCAACTATTAAACCAATAGAGATAATAAAAAATCTAATTGAGAATAGTAGTGAGTGGGGGGGGGGTAATTCTAGACACTTTTATAGGTAGTGGCACAACTGCCGTAGCTTGTAAGGAACTAGGAAGAAACTATATAGGATTTGAAATTAATCCTGAATACTACAAAATTGCAGTTGATCGTGTAAATGGTATATCAGTTAAAGACAGAAAATTAAAAGAACAGGGACAATTAGATTTATTTGATTTTTTATAGGAGGAAGCACAAGATGGAAGATAAGGAAATTTTAGAAGAAGATTACGAACAATTTGAAGATTCTACTAATGATGATGAAGAACTTGAAGATACACCAGAGTTAGAAGAAAAAGAAGATAAGAAGAAAGTTAAAAAGCTAGATACATTTCAGCAAACTATCAAAGATTATCTAGATAGCTATTCAATTACTGATGAAGCATTTAGAAATCGTTATGATGGATCTAATGAAAAAATAGTTGAATGTTGCAACTATATTATAAACTGTGTCAAAGAAACAAAAAGACAGGGCTTTGCAGATGAAGAAATCTATAAAATGGCTCGTGATTTCTATGTTGATGATATCGACAAAGAAAAATGTAAGGATTCAGGTCGTGGCACTGTAGTTGTAAATCATACTATAGAGCTTACTGATGCAGAAAAAGAGAAAGCTCGAATCAATGCTATAAAGAAATTTGAAGAAGAAATCTTACAAGAGGAACGTAAGAAGCGTGAAGAAGAAGCAAAGGCACAAGCCAAAGCCGAAGAAAAGGCTCGTAAAAAAGAAGAAGAACGTATCCGTAAGGAAGAGGAAAAGAAAGCACAAGAGGAAAAGGAAAAGGCTGAAGCCAAATCCAAAGGTGCAGGAGAGCAGCTATCACTATTTGATATTATGTAAAAATGAAAAAAGGGGCAAAATTAAAAAATGCCCCTATAATTAAGGAGAAAATAATATGGCACACAAAGCAACTTATGAATTGGAACTTACTGTCGAAGATGGATGCCTAGTCTTAACAAACTGGGCATCTTGGAAAGACAAACGACTAGATATATATAAATATAATTTTACTACTAATAAAAAGTATATTAGATATGGTAATGTAGAGTTTAATTATATAGGTGGTTGGTTAGTTGAATTTCCTAACGAGGTTTTAAGATATCGTTATGGAAGAAGTAAATACACAGTTGAACTGCACCCCTATGAAGAAGTCACTTATAAATGTGATGGTGTTGAGTATGGTAGTTTTTATATGAATCCAGAAAGGATAACTGAAACAATATTAAGCGTTCATCCTGAATACAAGTATCTAATGAAGAAAACAAAATTCAACGGAATAAGATTTAATATATTTAAACTACTTGCTTGTATGCAAATGTGGAAAGAACATCCGAGTGAGGTTGAAGCTCTTGTGTCAATTGAGTTTTATAATTTGGCTTGTAATAAAAACCTATATAAACTTACACCGAAGAAGAAAAAAGAGATTATAGGGGCTTTAAAATGCTTTACAGAGCATAATACGAACTCTATCGAGCCATCACTTATGACAATTCAACAATATATCAAATCTGGTTTACAATTTAATGAGTGGTTTGAATATATGAATTTTATTCACTGGAGAACAAAAGGTGCTGATTCAATAGAGCTATTTAGATATTGTAAGCGTAAGAATATAGATAGCAGTAAATATCACGATATGCTTTCGATGGCTAGTAGTCAGGGGCATGATATTGAAGAGGAATATTGGAAATATCCAAATGATCCACACAAAATGCACGAGGAACTTTTACAAGTAAAGCAAGAACTTGAACGTATTAGAGCAGAAAAGGAACTTGAAAAAGAAAAAGTATATTGGAATCAGCTTGTTAAGATAGCAAAGAAAAATAAGTTAGAAAGTGGTGTAGATTTAGGAAACGGCTATACATTATTCATGCCTAGCACATACGAACAATATAATGCTTCTGCTGTTGAATTACACCAATGTATATTAGCTGCTAAGTATTACAAAAAAGTTGCAAAGGGCAATAGTCTACTTTTAATGATTTGGTATAACGGAAAGCCTAGTTCAACTTGTGAGATAGATTTTAACAAACATATCCTGCAACATTATGGCAACGAGCTTAATATACATAGTTGTAAACCAAGTAAATATGAACAGGAAGCAATAAAACAATTCCTAGCAACCTTTAAGCCAAAGAAACTAAAATTTGAGGAGGTATCACAATGAAACCATTAGAATTTAAGATAGAAGAAAATTTTGACTCAGTAAATGAAGAAGATTTTTACACAATGATATTTTTCTATGAAGATGGAACAACAAGTGAATTTGATTTCTATGAGGATTTACCTGAAGGAATAGAATTAAACAAGCATTATTCAATAGCCGATATTTATGGCTATAAGGTTGTTGATGATAGAAAGGGTTTATAGTATGAAATTTAAAGATTTATATGAATCAATAAAACATTTAAGATTATTAGTTTATTTAGATACTCCATTGGGAAAATATGAATACCAGTTTGAAGATAATAAAAAATATTTATCAAGATTTGGTGATTATGAAGTAAAAAGAATAGATATTGGTGGAAGCAGATTAATAATTAATTTAAAGGTGGATGAAATATGAAATACATAAGAATTAAAGATGGAATATTTGAAGTAGAAAAACTAAACTTAGATAAAATTGTTGGAGCTATTCAATACCATATACTAGATAACATTTTGATTAAACGTATGTATGGTTCTGAGACTCATATGTATAAATATAAAATTCTAGCACAAGCCGACACAATAGAGGAATTGTGTGATGATTTTATATTAAAAGAAAAAATGCGAGAAGTAATTTATTATCATAAAAGCACTAAATTTGATGATCTTAAAACTATTGCAATGTTAAATGAAAGATATACATTATATGGTGCAATATGGACTATCAAAGGTTTAATATACGTTGCAAAGATGAATAGTGAGGGAAAGTTGGTGTTGATATGAAAATAATTGATACGATTTTAGGAATTATAGTTATTCTAGTAGCATTAGCAATGATAGTATTTACCTTTATATTTTGGCTTTGCGAAGAAACTGCAATAATACAATTAGCAAGTTTCTACGTAGCATTAAGCATATCAGTAGTAATACTTGTGATAGGCTTTAGTTTATTAAAGGGTAAGAGGTAGAAGAAGATGAAAATTGAGGAATGTGGGTTTAAGCCAAACAATGTAGTCATAGGTGTTTTTGAAAATGGTAAAGTGTTCTTAGGACAAATTGGAACTGGTGAAATATATCAAGTATCAATAGTTAAAAAAATTAAATCAAAACCATTTTCTAATGTTAAAACAATAATGATTGATGAATTTATAAAAAAGGAGAATAAGAGATGAAACTATTATTATATTGCACAAAGGCAAATCCTTATTTAAGAAAATTAGATAATTATTTTTTAGATAACCACAAGGATAATTATTATTGGTCAAAAGGACAAACTACTCCTTTTAATTTTAACGGCAAAATAGTTGCTGAATGTGATTATGAGGTTGAGGAAATAGATTGTCTAATCAATACTTTTACTGGAGAAATCATTGATTATAGTGGTCATACTGAATTAAGGGATATTGATTTATTTAAAAGGTCTTGTTTAGATTTAGAAAGCCTTAAAAAATATTTAGGTAAAAAAGGTGGTTATGCAATCCACATTAAGAACTTACACATATTTGATAAACCAAGAGAATTAAGTGATTATTATAAAATAGATAGTTCTATAACTTTACGAGAAGTGTTAAACAGAACTAAACCTGTATATATTCCTATTAATAAAGCACCACAAAATATGATGTATTGTCATGGTAAAAAAACAGGCGAAAGATATATTCTAATCTCAATTAAACCTGAATGGCTATGCAAAATCTTAAATGGAGAAAAAACAATAGAGGTTAGAAAGAAAGTCTTAAAGGAGATGTTGAAATAATGGAAAAAGAATTTGAAGCATTAAAGAGAATAAGACAAGAGACAGCACCAGCAACATACAACCCAGATTTTGATAAGAAAGAATGTTGTGATGTTATAGAACAAGCCCTACAACACCTAGAAGCAATAGAAAACTCTAATCCTAGTGAAACGTTGGATAAATTATTAGATAGAGCAAATCACGATGAATATTTATCTAGAATTGGAACTGAAGAAGCAATTAAGTTTTTGAATGAAAATCAAATGTTTGTTACATCTATCAAACAAGCACTTATTAAAGCACAGGATCAAGAAAAAGAACTCAAACAGCTTAAAGTAAAATACGCTGATATTCTCATTAATAACGAGTTTATCAAATATATAGATGATAATGAAAAGGTGTTGAAGATTATATTTGAAAAGAATGTAGATATTATAATGATTAGAATGTCTGAAACATTAGATAAGTATAATCGAATGATATATAAAGATAATTTTAATCGTAAAGAACTTACGCAAGAAGAATTTGAACTATTAAAGAGGTATTTAGAAAATGAATAGATTAACTGACAAATTAAAAAATGGTGATTATATTTGTGGAATTATTAAAGGTGGTTTTGTTGACAAGTTAGGCAAACTAGAGGACTTAACGGAAAAGTATGAAATCAAATCTATTGAAGAACTAGAAGAAATCCTAAAAGAAAACAAAAAACTAAAATCTAACTTAGCTCGTTGGCTTGAACTTTTAGAATCTGATGGAATAAATAGCAAAAATATGGTTGCTACTGATATACAACAACTACTGGAGGAAATTGATAAATGAGAGATGAAGAAAAACTAAACTATAATATAGGGCAAATTGTTAGAAATCTGCAGGATCAACTAGCAAATGCCGAGAGAAGAATCGCCTTTCAAGACATAATCACAATTTATGAGTCTGGTGCTACAAATAAGCTATCCTATGATGAATACAAGAAACAAGTAATGGAACATAACGAAAAGGCACTTCAAAAAAATAATCCTGTATACATACCAAGTGAATACAATGTAGTATTTGAATATATCCCTAAAAGAGTATTATTAACCAAAGATGACTTTGATTATATAAAAAGTTTAAATCCAATTACACACAATGAGAAAGGAAATAAAAGAAAATGAATCAGGTTATAATAACTAATAACTATAATACAAATAATATAAGTAAGTTATATAATTATATAATATATAATCTAAATACTGTAGATGATAATAGTAAGTTAGAACTAGATATAATAAAAGAACTACTACATACTAGTTTAAATAAAATTAAGAATGTATGTTATAAGAGTGTTATATTAAGAGAGAAAAGACAAGAATTAAGAGATGATATAACTGATCTAGAACGTATGTATGTTAGAGCCGATAATCTAGACATATCAGAACAGGGTAGAAATACAGGTGGCAAAGAGAACGATGTCGAATTAAGACATATTAAGATTCTTATACTAAAAGAAGAACTAGCTAGACTTACAAACGAATCACTATGTATAGACAAATCACTACAAGATAGCAAAGACCTATTCAGAAACATATTTGATGAAATACTTACTGAAGCACAAGCTACAGTTATGAAATTATTTTATATAGACTGCTGGACTACTCTAAAAATAGCAACTGAATTATTCTATACTCGTGATTATGTTCGTATAGTAAAGAACAGAGCTATCAAGCGTTTAACTAATGCTCTTATAGAATTTCAAGATAAAAATATAAAGTGATAACAAATGATACGCTATTTTAGTGTTATATTAGTATTGTAAAAGTAGATATTGTTAGTTTTATTATATGTGTTTGAAGCCAAAATCACACACAACCCAACCTTTCATAAATAATTATGCGATTTAAAATATACCTCTAACAATATTTACGGATACAACTATCATTATTTATCTTTTACTCCAATCAAAAGATAAATCTCCTTAAAGAAGAAAAGACACCATTTAAAAAAAACTAATCAAAAAGGCTTCCTCCCAATGATTTCGATTCAGGTGTCTTTTTTCTTTTTATTATTAATTTTTCTTTAAGTATTATTACTAGACTAATTTTTTATGAGGTAAAACAATTATGCCAGATAGAAGAATGATTAAGGCTGTTAATGACCTTAAAAAGAAAGAAGCAAAATTGAATAAGCCTTTAAAGTGTGAAATGAGAGGAACAGCAGCTAATCCATTTATTTTTGAAAAGAAAATAGATACTTGGCTAGAAGAAGAAAACCTAATTCTTTTAGAGGGTTGGGCTAGAGGTGGACTTACTGATATCGAACTTGCAAAGAACATGGGAATCAACCCATCAACCCTTTATGTTTGGTGTAATAAAGAGCCAAGAATAAAGAGTGCAATTACTCGTGGGCGCACTACTGAAATATTTTTAGTAGAGAACGCACTAGCAAAAGCAGCTCTAGGATATGAATACCAAGAAGAACAGGTCACAAAAGATGGTGATATAGTTGTAGTCACACGCTACCAACCACCAAGCCAAGATGCTATAAAATTCTTCCTAACTAATAGAGCAAGAGATAGATGGAAAGCAAGACAGGATATTGATATGAACACTAACCAACAAATCGAGATTAGAACTAAAGCTGATAACTTGGCAGAGGACATATTCGGTGATAAGAACGAGAGTGATACTTAATGCAACTGTCTAAAAAGCAAAAAGCATTTTTAACTTATAAAGCACCTGTGGAAGTATGTGAGGGACAAACTTACGGAGGAAAAACAACAATAGGAGCTATTAAGTTTATACTGCGAGTTAAGGCTTCTAAAAAGATGCAACACGCTATATGTGGTCTTGATATAGGAACTATTGAGAAGAATATAGTAAACAAAGAAAATGGCATTTTAGATGTATTCCAAAATGAAGTGCAATACTTTGGTAATGGTAATATATTGTTTAACTTACCACATTTAGAGGTTAGATCTATTCATGGTGTTAAGGTAGTATTCTTATTTGGATATGCCGACCAAACAAGATGGAAGAAAGCTCTAGGAGGTCAGTTTGGTTGCACTTTAATAGATGAGGTCAATACTGCCGATATGGATTTAGTAAGAGAAGTTGCGATGCGTTCTGATTACTTACTAATGACACTTAATCCAGATGATCCTAACTTGCAAATATACAAAGACTACATAAACCATTGTAGACCTTTAAAGGAATGGGAACAGGATGTCCCAAAAGAAATGATGCAACAGTTAATGAGCCAACCTGCAAAAGAGGGTTGGGTGCATTGGTTTTTTAAAATGGATGATAATCCAACTCTAACACCTGAAAAGAAAGCCCAAATTATATCCAACGTTCCAGAGGGAACAAAGACTTGGAAAGCGAAAATTCTAGGTATTAGAGGAAGAAGTGAGGGACTTGTATATGAGGAATTTACTGATGATAAGATAATACCTTATGATAAATTCCTAGATGGTAGTATGTGGCTACCAAACGAAATGATATCTAGAGTTATATGTGGCTTGGATAGTGGTTTAAATGCAGATGCAACGGCTCTAGTCACAATATTATTAACAACGGCTGGTAGATTACTTGTAATTCCCAGCTTTTATTATTTACCAAAGATAGGAAGTAATAGCAATTCACAACAAGCATTAAACATAGCCAAGTGGCTTGAATATTGGTTGCCTAGATTTGGTATTAATGTTGCAAATGCCGTAAGCATATTCGGAGATAGTGCAGCATTAACACAAGACTTAATTTATGAGATTAATTTAAGGACTGAATTTCAAGCGTGTAAGGTAGAGAAGAAAGACATACTAAAAGACACGCAAAGAGTAAAGAGCATCATTGGAAAGAATGATTACTTTTACATTATAGATGCAGGATATCTGAATCCTTTAAACCCAACTGAACAATTAGGTCAAACTGATATGTTTATAGTTGAGCTAAACAATAAGGTTTGGGATGTAAAGAAGAATCAACCAGAAGATGGAAACGATCACTGCATAGATGCGTTTAAGTATGCTTCTTACTATTTATATTATGGAGGTGGATTTTAACAATGGCAGATTTAAAAATTGACTACGAAAACCAAAATAAATATTTGCCACAGTCATTAAGAAACTTTGTAGGAGCGACTAATAGAATAAGTCGACAATGCTTTGAAGAGTTTATCACAATGTATTCAGGCATAGAACTAATGGCTATAATGAATAACTTGTATGCTGCAGAGTATGCGAGTGGCTATACAAAATTTAACCTAACATATATGCGTAGTGGTATCCCTCCAAAACTAGAAGAAATACTTGTATCTAAAATAGTAAGTAAGGTAGCATACCAAACAAAGGGTGATGAAAAGGAATTGAATGATAAGTTTGATTCTTTTTATTTTTCTACAATGCTACATAAGGCATACGAACAAGCAGCACAAACTGGTAGGTGTGCTATAGCAGTATATGGTAACGTAGACAATGATGAAGCTCACATTGAGTGTTATAACCTGTTCAGACATAGGTTAGTCTTTGGTAAAAAGAACGAGGTCATAGAAGCACACTTATTCTTAAATAGAATTGATGGTGCGACTGCAGGATATGAGTATGTAATAGAGGAGCATAGATTCTATAAGAGAGAAAGACAAGAAGATGGCTCAATTAGATATGTGCCTATGCAAGAGTTTATTGTTAATCGTAGTGCTTACAAAAAGGAAGATAAGAGTGATGCACAAACAATTAGACTAGAGCAAATCCCTGATGAACTACAAGCTGCATATCCTAATATCATGTTTAACGTAGCAAAGGTTTTAGAGGGTTTTAATTCTATAGGTGTGTTCCATATTGACTGGACTAAAACAAATAAAAAATTCCCTGATTTAAGAATACCTGAAGCTATGTTTGTTGATGCAGTAGACCAATGCCTAATGCTTGAAACATCTATAACTGATAGAGAAGTTGAAAAGGAAATAGGTAGAGCGCAAATCTTAATACCAGAGTTTGGAAAAGGTCAACAAATAAATCAGTATATTACACAAGCTGATGCAGGTATGCGTATGTTAAGAACAGAAACTACAACATATAGAAACCCTGTTATAATGCCATACCCAAGCATGAAGATGGAAGATAACAAGCCATACAATATTCAGTTTGACATAAGAACTGAACAATGGGAAAACGCAATTAATGGTGATGTTGCTAGATTATGTGCTATCGTTGGTATTTCAGTTTTAGATTATGATCCTAGACTATTACAAACAGGACAACGAACTGATGATGAAATAAACGCTATGACAGATATAACTTCAAATACTGTCACAAATTTAAGAAACATAAATACATACGAGATTAACAAGTGTTTAGAGTGTATAGGTGCATTACTAAAAATAGCAACACCAATAACAATTAGATGGAGCTTATCATCAATACTAAACCCAACAAAGAACGCAACTCTAGTAAAGACTTTGTTTGAGAGTGGTTTAATCAGTAGAAAGGAAGCTATAAAGCGTGTTAATCCTGACCTTAACGATAATGAAATAGAGGAAATGATTAGTGCGATAGATAGGGACAACGAAAACAAGAGTGTTCCTATGGCTTTTGAAAATTTCTAATAGCTTATGGCAGATAGAGAAGAATTAGCCAAAGAGAGAAAAGATGAACTAGCTCTATGTGTTGAAGATGCAAATACAAAGCTAACACAAATAATTAATAATAGTGTTTGGTTTGGATATACCAAGACACTTGCAAAATCACTTGTTAATGAGTTGGTAAGAGAAACAATAAAAAAGCTCGAAGAATTAAAGGCAAGTAGCGATTTAATACAAAGCACTATAAATGCCCTTAAAAAACGTTTTATGACTGAATGGCTACAAGTTATAGCAATACTTAAAGAAAACGTAAATAACGACAATTTAGGCATTATTGCAAAGACTATACAGCAAATGGAAAGCGTAAAGCCTTTAGACCTAAAGGAAAAAGGAATTACTATCGATATCCTAGATAATGAAAAATTAGGTATGACAAACGCTCATGTATCTAATTTAAGAGATTTTATGACTGATAACGAGCTGGGTGGTAGTCAACGTTATACTGATTATGTAAATAGAATCAACAATGCTCTAGTTGAGATTAAGGATAACCTAGCAAATGGAACGCTAACCTTAAAGGATAGTTTAGGAAGAACTAAATCCATTAGGAATATGGCAGAGATAGAAACACGCTATAAGATGATTACTGAAGATCTAAAGCGTAATGGTGTAGGCTTAAATGATTTCGTTATTGCTTCAGCTCATGCCAATGCTTCAGAACGTTGTAGTTGGTGGCAGGGTAAAATATTCCTAGTTGACATTGATATTAATTCAAGACCAATGGGACAATACAAAGGAACTAAACCAAATCAAACAGTTTTAGGACACATTGATGGAAAGCCTTATTATAGTCTTTTACAAGCGTGTGAAAATGGCTTTTTATCATTTAATTGTCAGCACAGGTTAATCAAGTATTATAAGGGTGTAAAACCTCCAGTATATGCCATTAAAGAAATTAACCATTTAAGAGATGCAACTATAAGGCAAAGACAAATGGAAAATACTATAAGACAATGGAAACGTAAGGAAAAGTTATCCGATAGGGTTTTAAAGGTCAATAGAACAAATCCTATAACTGGTAAGATGGAACAATTTACTGAATATGAGTGGAACGTTCTTAATAGTAAGTTATGGCAAAAGAAGTATAGAGCATTTAGTCAACGAAACGGACTACCAACATACGAGTGGCGAACTCGAATAACTGAATATGAAAGTAAGTGATAGTTTGTTTTATTGGATTTTAATGGTTGTAGTTATAGCTCCGATGGTGGCTATAGCAGTTGTAAATAATAGTGGTAATGAGGACTAGCAATAGTCCTTTTTATATTGACTTTTGGAAGTTAGTCGTAAAAGAAACAACAACTTTTAAATCTAACGAGATGCAATACTCGTAAAAAGCGTAGGAGGACAAAAGATGAAAAGAGAAGATTTAAAAAAGCAATTAGTTGATGCTGGTGTAGCAGAGGACAAGATCAACGGAATAGTTGATTATGTCATGAGCCAAAATGGTGCAGACCTAAACACTTTAAAAAGTGAAAACGAGCAACTTAAAAGCTCACACAGTAAAGAGGTAGAAACACTAAAGGCTCAAAATTCCGAATTAGCTTCAAAGGTAGAAAGTTATAAGGATTACGAGGATTTAAAGAAATTCAAATCTGATACTATCGCAAATCAAGAGAACAGCAAACGAATTGAATTTTTAAAGGCACAGGGTTGTAAGCATCCTGACTTAATCATGGCTAAAATCGATTTCGATAAGGTTAGTTATGATGAAGAAAAAAAGACTTACGTTGGTTTAGATGAAGCCTTAAAGAACTTAAAAACTAACTATTCCGATTTATTTGAGGATAGAGGGACACAACAAATTCCAACTAGCACAACACCAAATAAAACAGGAAGCGACTTTTACGAGGAATATAAGAGGAGACATCCTGAAGTTAAAGGCTTATAAAAAAAATTTAAAAGAGAAAAAGAGAGGACAAAAGAATTATGCCAAGTTTAACAGGTAAGACAGAATACGGCAAAATTGTCGTAGCAAAATTAAGACAAAGACTAGTGACTCGTTCATTAGCAAACAACAACTATCAAGGAGATGCTAGAGTAGCTGCTGCAGTTATGATTCCAACTACACCAGAGTTCTCTGTTGGTAGTTATTCAAAGACTTCTATTGGATCTAACTCTGTATCATACGATACTAATGGTTGGATTAACGCAGCTATCGGTAATGATAAGTTCGTTAATATCTATATCGATAACTATGATTTAAACACTTTACCTTATGATGAAAAGGAAAATGCACTTGATAGAGCAGGTTATGCTTTAGCAAAGGCTGAAGATACTTTCAACGTTGCTACATTAAAGTATGCAGTTGCTGGTAATGGTAATGCTGGTAGTGCTTATGGCGAAACAGATCCACGTCATAATCAAACTGGTAAGATTATTGCTGCTGATACTGATATTTATGATTCAGTAGTTAAAATGTATGCTGAACAAACTAAAGCAGGTGTTCCAACAGAGGGTAGATGGTTATTAACTACACCAGATGGACTAGCAAAGATTTTATCATCTAATAAGGCAATTAGACAGTCTGATATGTCACAAGAAATTGTAGCAAAGGGTGCTATTGCCATGATTGGTGGATATGAAGTTTATACAACTGGTCAATTAACTGGAACAGCTACTGCAACAGGTGCTGCATCTGCAACTAATATCTTAATGATCGCAGGACATCCTGATTACTTTACTGCAGTTGAAGCATTTAGAGTAGAGCCTGCTTTCTTCGAGGGTAATGGTGATGCTAACGTTGTTGGTGGTGCTTTCTTAAAGGGTAGATATGTATTTACTTCTGAAGTCACTGATCCAAGAGCTTTAGTTGAATTAGTTGAAGCAGCAGCTGCCTAGCACTACTACCGAGTCAGACACTACTGAAGATACAACAGCTACTACTGAAGATGAAAACACATCAATAGAGGGCGAGTAATTAATTCAGTAGTTATAGAACTGAAAGCGAGTAGCGACTAACAAATAATATTAAGAGGGTGGTGTAAAAGCCACCCTTTATTTTTTTAATTAAAGGAGCAAGAAATGGAACTAGATTACAAGAACTATTTTAATAAGGAAGATTTAAGAGTGCGTGGCTACAATTTAGAAGCCGATGGTGTGCTTGATATTAGCCATTTCGATACTCTTGAAGATGCAATTGATGACTTTATGGACAATTCATTTAGAGCTATCTATAACCTATTTGTGCAATATCGTGGTAGAAAGTGGACTAATGCCTTTTTCGAGGACATGACACAAGAGAATTTATCAGGAACTGCACTTGATTTTAAAGAACGTTTAAATAGAGCTTTAGTAGAACAAGCAATATTCGTTTATGATAACGGAGATTCAAACGCTAACGCAAGTTATGATGAAAGAGCAGCAAGATGTGGATTAGCACCTAAAGCAGTTGCAGAATTATGGGATATCCTAATATGGTAATTTAAGGGGGTGTCCTTATGGGTAGAAATAATTTAGAAACAAGAGAGAACGATAAGAACTGGGGTAAAAACCTAACACAAAACGTTCCTTTTAAATTTGAGATAACAAGTGAGCAATATTGTAGAAAGTTTGAACTCGCACAGGGTTTAGAAATGAACAAGCTCACAATTACAATAATAACTAATGCACGATATCAACTAAATATGGATGATAAAGTCAACATTAAAGGAAAGATTTACAGAGTAGTGACAACTTCTGACAACTACGATAATCCAAATCAGGGTAAATATAAAGGAAATATAGCCGATTATACAGGCTTTTGTGTTGTAGGACTAGAATAATCTATGGACTATCAACTAGCGCAAAAATTAGCCTTTAAATTAAGGGTTAATTGCCCTTATGATACTGGAGCGTTAAGGGCATCAATTACAAACGCACAGGGAAACCCTAAAAGGTGGATTATAACCATTGGTAATGAAGATGCTTCTATAAATGGAACTGCAACTATTGAATATGCAGGTTTACTTAATTTTAAGCAAGTTATTAGGAATCATCGAAATAAGCATTATCATTGGGTAAATAAAGCAATTAGAGAGTGGGTAGAGGAAAACAAACTTTTACTTGCTGTCATGTCAGAAGATAACGAAGAAGATGAAGAAAGTGAGGAAGAACTATGATATATCAAAAAATCGCAGAAAAACTACAAGACATTTTAGGTGGAGATTACGAAATATCATACGCTAATAATCACGATACAAATTGGGCAAGTATATTACCTGATGCAGAGGGACAAATAAAATATGGTGTATTAAGAGTTGATTCAGGCACTACAACACAAGTTTCTAACACTACAGTTAGAGTAGAGCAATTAAGATTAATGGTAGCTATCCCAGAGGATAGAGATATATTCAACAATGCGGTAGGAAAGTTAAGAGCCTTACTTGAATATATAAATCACCTAGTAATAAGTGATGACCTAGATACACCAGAGTATTTGGCTGATGATGATACGGCAATGTTATATGGTGGTGCTTATAATGATGCACAGGCTAGTGTAGTAAACGGCAATAGATGGTGGATAGCAGAGGTCACATTTTTAGCCAATTACTATAACGGCATTTATAATAGTGTAAGTACAAGCCTAAAGATATTAAAGAGTGATGAAACAACTACATACGATATATATGGTCTTTTAAGCGTTAATTATTCGTTAAATAAAACAATGGATAGTAATGTGTATGCTGGTAATGGAAAAGAGCAAAAAAGCTCCGTTATGTCTATTACAAAGCAAATAACATTTACTGTTGCTTATATGAATAAAACGTATTTAGACAAGATTATAGATAATGAAGAATTAGACACAAAATATACGATAACATATAACAATGGAAAGAAAACAAGAACGTTATCCAATATGATTCTAGCAAATGTAAATGAAAGCATAATTATAGGTGATATAGTAAAAGGCACTTTCACATTTATAGTAGGAGAGTGATATCATGGCTGAAGCAGTAAAAGTAGAAATTACTGATGATACAGGTAAAACCACAATTAGAAGCCAAAGTCCAGAACAAGCCAAAACAAAGGTAGATACTGCTCTTAATGATGCAGC